CATAACACTCAGGGCATGTCTTTAGACCATTCCATTCTTTTCGTAACTCTTTTAAAAAATATCTAAAACCACACCTGTCGCATATAGCATAGGCATTTTTATTACTAGCAAAAGACATTATGCAATATTGTAGTGTGACAAATCAGGTGTTACGTTGAAAGAAGCTCTATCTTCATCTGCCTCCATGGCTCTTTGGAACTCTTCATCATAAATCTGTTTTAACAAACCTGTTCTTTCTGGACTTTTCTTAATTGATAAGTAATAAGCAAGACCAGCTGCTAAACATGGATAGAACCTAAAAGGTATCTCTAAAGTGTTTGTAGCTGCGTCTACATCATCCATTCTTGTAAGAACATTAAGATGTAGTGTGTAAGTGTTTGATTTATCAGGTGCTGGATATACTTTGATTGTTGGAGTAATTTGTTTATCAACAAAAAATTGTAAAGGCTTGCCTGTTGCAGATTTATTAGGAACAGCAGAGTATTCGCTTCTACTCAATCTTGTCATTTGTATGTCAGAGTTTTCAGAGTTTACTGTTTCTCTTACAAAAGCATCTAGCACGTCTATAGCCGCAGTACCATTAGTACTATCAACATTATAACTAATTGTGTCTTTTACAATAGTTACCGTTTTTTCTTGTATTGTCCATTGGTTAAGGCCACGATTCGCCCATTCAGCCAATAATAGATTTAGACTTCTTCTAGCAGTTCTTAGGTCGTATGCGGTTCTAAGCTCTAAACCACACCTTTCGAAAGCTTCTTCAATATAATCAGCTACATCTAGCTCGAAGTTTTTGCTATTTGATAGTGCCATTACTTACTTCTTTTTCTTTGCTGAGCCACCTCTACCAAGCTTTTTAACGCCAGCTTTACCACCGCCCATCATTTTTTTCACGCCAGCTTTGGGCATGCCACCCATAGCCATTTTTACTACACCTGACTTAGGTACTGCTCCACCGCCTGCCATTTTCATAGCATTGCTTTCTTTCATTGACTTAGCTAATTCAGTTTTATCACTTTTTGACAAACTGCCTACTAATTTTTTTAAGCCTTTTAATTTATTCACGATTTACTCCTTCGTTTCAATATATCTTGGAAATCTTTTTTATTCCAATTATTATAATACCCTATTTTTTCTAATGTTTCAGATGCTTTGTTTAATTCATCTAATTTTTGCATAAAGACCATATTATAGCTTTCTTCAAAATGTGGTTCAAAATGCTCTTGTTCTACTACTTCCTTTTCTTCATGTTCTTGATGAAAACCCATAAGCCATAAATTTTTGTCATTCAAAAAACAATTTAATAAAGATATTCTGCTATCAAAATTATATACCTCTACCTCTAAATTAGTATCACAATATATAATTACATCTTTGTCTTGTGGAAAGTTTTTACCTATTTCTACCAAATCAGACCAATACTCGCACTTGCTCAAAACAACCTGTACCTTATTGTTTTGCCATGTTTTTTTCGCATAAGGACATACTGGTTTATCTGTTTCAAGAACTTCTTTTGACCAATCTCTTACTTCTTTTTTTATAGCTGCTTGGCTAATCATTTTTTCTTTTTTGCAAAAGTTTTTACATTTGTAGGTTTGCCACCTACGCCTTGCTTTCTTGCTCTTTTTCTTTTTACGGCAGAGCGTTTTTGTGACTTAGTCATGCGATTAGCTACGCTTTTTGGAACACATTTGGGGTACTTTCTTTTAGAACCCTTGGCTTTTTTTCTGCCACATTTTTTATGACCGCCACCTTTTTTCTTTGAACCAATGTCCACCCAGTCTTCAGCAAACCACTTGGTAAGTCCTTTCATTACCTGCCACGCATTTTTGTTTTCTTTCTTCTGTCATCCATGACAGCGCCACAACCTTTTGCTATAAAACTAATAGCACCACCATTTTTGGCTTTTACAACACCACCTTTTGCTTTGCCTTTTGCTCCTTTATATTTGCCGCCCATCTTTTTATATTCTGAAACCATGTAAGCGTTTGCATAAGCAGACGGGTATACATCAAATTTTGCTTTAGCTTTTGCTTTTGCTTTTTTGTATAGGGATGGATTAGCTACATTATCTGGAATTGCCATAATATTCACCTCTTTTTCTTTTTTTTCTTAGCCTTGCTTAAAGCAATTGCCACGGCTTGTTTTTGTGGCCTACCTTCTTTTTTAAGCAATCTAATATTTTTACTTATTGTTTTTTTACTTTTACCCTTAGCTAGTGGCATTTAACACTTCCACCTTCGTCTTGCTTGACGTATTCTTGAATTAGGGTCATTTCTTGTTTTGGCAGAACTACGTTTAAGCTGTCCTAAAGACCTTGCACAATAAGACTTACGCCTTTTTGCTGCCTTACTACCTTTCTTGACTTTGCCTGTCACGGCTGTTTTTAGTTTTGAACCGGGATTAGCCTTTCTATAAGCCTTAACGCCTTTCTTGGTCATGCCAGCGCCTGACTTGGTTGGGCGGTAATTACCGCCCTTACCAATAGTCTTTCTTATAGATTTTGCCTTTTTAGGTTTAGTCTTAGCTTTAGCCATTCATCTAATAATTTTTAGTCAATACTAAAATTATAGAGTAAGTGTCACCACTTGAATGTCCTTTGGTTGTAAAGTCTATGTCACCTGTTACGCCACTACCTGCATTATTAGGTATACCTGTAAACAAGTCATAATACTCATCACCTGTGCTATCTGCGGGTAAACCAACGGCAAGCACGTTAGAAGTTGCATCAAACTCTATGTTTACTCCCATACCTGCACATGCCCAGTAAATTCTTGATATAGAAACAGAAGTACATGCTTCACCTTTATCATTCTTTTCTAAAGCTGATACATCTACTTTTT